AAGTTTATTCCTTACAAAAACTTTAGCTGAGGCTTTAGCTATTAGAACAGCGGATGTATTAGAGTACTCTGACTTCAAGGATGAGTTTGCTATGCAAATCGGCAAGTACAACTTAAGCATATTAGAAGATATAAAGCATTTATACCTTTATGACTTTGGTATATTTATTGATGTTGCTCCAGATGAAGAAGAGAAAGCTCAGCTTGAGGCTAATATACAAATGGCTTTATCTCAAGGTGGTATAGACTTAGAGGACGCTATTGACATCAGAGAGCTTAAGAATCTTAAGATGGCCAACCAACTACTAAAGCTTAAGCGTAAACAAAGACAAGAGCAGGAGCAACAGCAAAAAGCTACTGAGATGCAGATGCAACAACAAAACAATATGCAGTCTCAACAAATGGCAGCGCAAACAGCAATGCAAAAGATACAGGCGGAAGCTCAAGCTAAGATGCAGATTAAGCAGGCTGAGATTTCTTTTGAAATAGAAAAACAAAAAAACGAGGCCATGTTGAAGCAACAGCTTATGCAGGTGGAGTTCCAAATGCAAATGCAGCTTAAAGGTGTAGAGCAGTCTCAGATTGATATGAGAGAAGACAAACGTGAGAAGGCTAAGTCTGAACGTATTAGTCAGGCTAACTCTGAACAGTCTAAGCTTATTCAGCAAAGAAAAAATAACCTTCCTCCAATAAGCTTTGAATCCAATGAGGACAGCTTGGATGGTTTTGACCTTGCTGAATTTGAGCCAAGATAATGTGTTTAAATAATGTTTAACTTTGTAAAAAATTTAATTTAATGGAAAATCAAGAATTTAAAGTAAAGGCGGTAGAAGGCTCTGAGTTTTGAAAATGATGGAGCTGACGATGCAGGAGTGGAAGCAAGCTCTGAAAGTACCACCGCCACGAACACCGAAGAAAGTGTACAACCGCAAGAAGAAACACAAGAATCGGCAGAACTAAAAGATGAAGATATTATATCTTACATAAAGGATAGATATAATAAAGATATTACATCGGTTGATGATTTGTTTGCTCAAAAGGAGATAAACGATGACTTACCAGAAGATGTAAAAACGTTCTTTGAATATAAAAAAGAAACAGGGCGAGGCATTGATGACTTTGTAAGACTACAGAAGGATTACGAAAACATGGATGCATCGCAGTTGCTAACTGAGTACTACGCAGCTACTGAAGAAGGATTGGATACCATTGATATTCAAGACTTGATTGAAGACAAGTTTGGGTATGACGAAGATCTTGATGAAGATAAAGACATTAAGAAAAAGAAGTTAGCACAAAAAAGAGAACTTGTTAAAGCGAAGAAATTTTTTAACGAGCAAAAGGATAAATATAAGATTCCTCTTGAGTCAAGTGGGAGTTCATTATCTGATGAGCAAGCCGAAGAATTTAATCGCTATAAAAGTTATATAGAAGAGGCTGAAACTTCTCAACAAAAAACTAAGGAAAGGTATGATTATTTTCTTCAAAAAACCAACGAGGTTTTTAACGATGATTTTAAAGGTTTTAATTTCAAAGTCGGAGAGAATGAATTTACTTACAAACCTGGGGATGCGTCTGAACTTAAGAATGTTCAATCTGATGTAAATAATTTCGTAAAGAAATTTATGGACAAAGATTCAGGATTAATTAAAGATGCAGAAGGTTACCATCGTGCAATAGCGATGGCGATGAATCCAGAAAAGTTTGCGCAGTTTTTTTACGACCAAGGAGTAGCTGCAACAGTGGATAACGTTTCCAAAAAATCTAAAAACATAAATATGGAAATGAGAAACACTCCGCAGTCAACATCTAAAGGTGGTTTAAAAATTAAGTCTTTAGGACAAACAAGTAGTAGAGGTCTCAAAATAAAAAGTATTAAAAAAAGTTAAACCTTTAAAATAAAAAAACAATGCCAGTATTAAATACTCCAGGCTTTGACTTGCAGCCATCATCGGCTCAGGTCCCTACAGCCACAAATTATCTTACCAACTTCAACTTTTTGAATCAGTATCTTCCTGATACTTATGAAAAAGAGTTTGAGCGTTATGGTAACAGAACAGTAGCTTCATTCTTAAGAATGGTAGGTGCTGAAATGCCTTCTAACTCTGACCTTATCAAATGGGCTGAGCAAGGAAGATTACACACTAAATATACAGGAGCACAATCAGGTTCAGCTGCTGGTGTAGCTACAGCTACTATCACTATTCCTCTTGCTCAAGTAAATGGTAACCCTCCAGTGGGTTCTCAAATGCCTAACACAACAGCTATTAGCGGTCCTGCTTTTAGAGTTGGTCAAACGGTAATGATTTCTGATGAAGCAGCAGGTTCTGCTAACTTCAACAAAGCTATCGTTATTTCTATACCAGCTGTAAACCAGATTCAAGTAGCTTACTATGAAGCAGGTGGTCAAACTTTTGCTGCTGCTGACTTATTAACTGTGTGGGCTTACGGTTCAGAATTTAGAAAAGGTCAAAATGGTATGCAAGGTTCTAATGAGCCAGGTGATTTGATCTTCGAAAACTCTCCAATCATCATCAAAGACAACTACGAAGTGTCTGGTTCTGACATGGCTCAGATTGGTTGGATTGAGATTTCTACTGAAGACGGTGGTACAGGTTACTTATGGTACATGAAAGCTGAGCACGAAACAAGACTTCGTTTTGAAGATTACTTAGAAACTGCTATGGTAGAGGCTGTTCCAGCTGCTGCTACTTCAGGTGTTGCTACACAAGTTGTAGATACAACTGTTGGTCAGAAAGGTTCTGAAGGTATCTTCTACGTTGTAGAGAATCGTGGTAATGTTTTCGGTGGTGGTAACCCAACTACTTTAGCAAACTTTGATGCTATCATTCAGCGTTTAGATAAGCAAGGTGCTATCGAAGAGAATGTTCTTTTCGTAGACCGTCAGTTCTCTTTTGACATTGACGATATGTTAGCTGCTCAAAACTCTTACGGAGCGGGTGGTACTTCATATGGTTTATTTGACAATGATGCTGATATGGCTCTAAACTTAGGTTTCACAGGATTCCGTAGAGGTTATGACTTCTACAAGTCTGACTGGAAATACCTTAACGATCCTACAATGCGAGGTGACTTAGTTGCAGGTAAAGTAAACGGTCTTTTAGTTCCTGCTGGATCTACAACTGTATACGATCAAGTATTAGGAAAGAACGCTAAGCGTCCATTCTTACACGTTCGTTATAGAGCTTCAGAGACTGAAGACAGACGTTACAAAACTTGGATCACTGGTTCTGCTGGTGGAGCAAGAACATCTGACTTAGATGCAATGACTGTTAACTTCTTGAGTGAAAGAGCTGTATGTACTTTAGGTGCAAACAACTTCTTCATCTTCAAGTCGTAAGCATAGATGATTATTAGGGGAGGGTTAAACTCCTCCCCTTTTTTTAACTTTAATTAAATTATAATAAAATGAAAAAGAAAACACAGTATGTAGACAAGGCATACAAACTTACCAGAGACGCAGCACCATTATCTTATATGCTGCCATCACATCACAGTAGAAGATTCCCATTATTACATTTTGACCAAGAGACAGGTGTTAACCGTCCTCTTAGATATGCTACCAATCAGAAGTCTCCATTTGAAGATGAGCAAGATGGTAATGCTATATTAGAGCCAATTATAAAAGAAGCGGCTGAAGAATTAGATTATGTTGAGATGGAAATAAATGCTTTGATAGAAGCTAACAACTTGACATTAGAGAAAAGAGTATCTTTAGCTCGTGTTTTATTAGGCTCTTCTGTAGATAAAATGAGTAGTCCTGAAATAAAAAGAGATATACTTTTATTTGCTAAAAATAATCCAATTGAGTTTCTTGAAGCTTTAGATGACCCAATGATAGAGATAGAGGATAATGTTTCTCAGTTTGTGTCTAATGGATTTTTAGAAATTAAAGATAAAGCTGTTATGATGAGAACAGGTAAAAAGTCAGTAAGACTAATGGGCCTTCCTTTTGGTGAAGAACCTCTTTATGTTATAGCATCTTTCATGCAAAGCGATGAAGGGTTGCCAACCTATAAAGCCCTACTGAAAAGACTTAAGTAGTTAAAAGAGCACTCAGAGATGGGTGCTTTTTTTTTAACTATCTTTGTGCTTTATTAACCCATTAACATTTTTAACTATGGACAAATTTTTAAGCATCCCTGTATCGGGAGCGTCAAACGCTTTAGTAAGTGTTGCTGACGTATTATCTATTACACGCTCAAGCACTACTGTATGTGTAATCAACTACCTAAGCGGTAACACTGCTACAATTACTTTAGGATCTGCTGAGGGCGCAACAAACCAATTTAGAGATTCTCTTCAAGAAGCAATGATTGAGGCTTTAGCTACATCTTGGACTGATGTGGTTTTCCCATATGCTTTTGCAAAAGATATTTCATCAATTGTAATAGCATAAGGATATGAAGAAGTATATAAAAATGCCTATGCAGATGTATGCAGGTTCTACAGCTACTAATCCAGCTGTGTTAGAATCTGGAACTACTACTGCAGCGGCTGAACTAAAAGTAACCGACTCTTCTGCAACTTTTATTGCTAACAATGTTGAGGTCGGAGATTATGTTGTAATTACAACTACTGTTGGAAACTTTGGCAACAGAGACTACGCTATTGTAACAGGTGTAGATTCAGAGACTGTATTAAGTATTAGCGCTGGAACAGGAGCTCCTGCTTCTGGGACTGGTGGTTTATCTGCAAGTGGTACGGCTTATTCTGTGGTGTCTGCTGAAGACGCATTCAAAGCTGTTCTTAGTGGTGTAGACTTTAAAATTGATATTAGACCTGGAGACTTGTTATTTAACTCTACGTCTAACTTAATATCTACAGTAGATAAAGTTTTATCACCTACTGAGTTATTATTAAAAGAAGCTGGAGCTGTATTGGTAGGAGATAGTTTCTTTATAATATCACAAAACTCAAAAGGCTGCGCTGCAGTTTCTTTAGACGGAGTATCTAATGTAAACATTAACGATACTAATGGTCAGGTTACATTGCACTACAAAACCTCAGCGACAGGTATTGACAGATGTGTAATTGCTCTTGGTCAAACTGTAGTAGCTTCTAACGAGACTGTATTCGGTGACGCATTTTATGTAGCTATCGAAGAAGCTTGGAGTTCTAAGTGGAGAAACGTTGGAGTTGAAATGCCTATGACACAAACTGGTGGAGGAAACTTTGCTTTACAGTGGACGGCATCAGTCGTTTATAGCTAACAGTTAGTTTATGTATTAAGAAGGGGCTCTAAAAAAATAGAGCTCCTTTTTTTTTCATTATCTTTGTAGTCATGATTAACTCGGTTAGAAATACAGTTTTAGCAATAGCTAATAAGAACAATTACGGATACATATCTCCACAGGATTTTAACCTCTACGCTAAACAAGCGCAGATGGATATGTTTGAAGATTACTTCTATGCGTACAACAATTGGATTAACAGAGAAAACCAACGATCCTCTGGAAAGGGATATGCTGATATAGTTAAAGGACTTGAAGAAGTTATTGATACCTTTTCAGTTAGAGCCTTTTTACCGCAGGTTGGAGGATACAGTCCTGGTGGTAGTTATGGTTTAAATACAATTAGTAATCAATACTCTTTACCAAGCGATTACTATTTAATAAATAAAGCGTACTACTATCCTACTTTATTAATGAGTGGTTTTACAACAGCTACAGTTGCTAACAAACTTTTTGATATAAACGCTGTTTTTAGCGATATACCACTTTCTTTGCCTAACCCTCCTTTAAATAGTTATGTGCTTAATTTATCTACACTTCAGTCAGCCAGAGTTTTAGCTGTGGATTCTGTAAATCAATTAACATTGTCGAGTGATATATTTGTGTCTAACATTCCTTACGCTATATATTCAAACACAAACATTGTAGATATAGAAAGAGTAACTCAAGCTAAGATATTTAATCTAACCAGTTCAAATTTAACTGCACCTACTCAACAGTTCCCTGCTTATGTATTGGATGGTACAACAATTACAACATACCCAGAAACCATTCAAAGACAAGGAGAGGTTCAGGTTCAGTATATAAGATATCCAAAGGATCCAAAATGGACTTACGTTTCAATAGGTGCTGATGGAGCTCCTTTGTTTGACGCTACAGCTACAGACTATCAAGACTTTGAGCTTCCTTTATCGGATGAGCCAACCTTAGTAGCTAAGATATGTCAATACGTAGGTATAGAAATTAGAGAGCCAGATGTATATAACTTTGGAGCTCAAGAAGAAGTAACAGATACACAAGAAACAAGCTAATATGAGTTTTATAACAGATTATCAATATTATGAAAACGGTGGTGTTTCACCAGAGGATCAGAACTGGGGTTCGTATCAGTATGTTTCTTTGAGTGATATAGTCAATAATTTTATGTTGATGTATCATGGAAACCATGAGATTATAAATAACATAAACAGGTATCAAGTTTTGTTTCACGCTAAACGTGGTATACAAGAATTAAACTATGACGCTATGAAGGAAATAAAAATCCTTCAGCTTCAGGTAGATAGTCAGCTAAGATTTATACTTCCTCAAGATTATGTTAACTGGGTTAGAATATCTTACTATAAGAATGGTGTTCTTATGCCAATGACTGAGAACATACAGACTAACTGGAGTGGAGCG